GAAAAAAATATCCCATAGCCAGTAACAAGACCGCCCAGGGCCGCGCCGAGAACCGCCGCGTCGCAGTGGTGATTACAACCCCTTAAAACACGAGCAAACAGACAAAAAAAGGGCCAGCCAATTGGCCAGCCCTTCTTAACAGGATGTCGCTTAAGCGAAATCTTAGTTAAGACGCTCCCAATAAAACCACATAAAAACATATAATTATAATAAAAACAATTAGTTAATTTAATTTTTAATGCAGTGAATTGCAATATTCTGCAACCTCCGCCGCCACTTTGCCGCCACTTAAAGCTTTATACCACACAGACTTTAGTATACCCGAGTGAAACGCTAACACATGAGGTAGTTGGAAAATTTCCGTATATGTTGTAATATTGATACGCATTATATGATTTTTACCTGATATAATGTAATTATTAGCTTCAAAATTATTTTTGCACGAATCAGGTATTACCAAGTAGTTGTCAGTTTTTAAAAACCCAACATCCTAAAATTAGCATTGTTTTTTAACCACAAAACATCCACGGAGAAGAACGTGTCAAAAAAGGATACAATCCAGATTATCGATATCAGGATGCAGAGACCAATCATAGCAAGAATAGAAGAAGAAAATTTAAATTTGACATTGCAAATGTCAGATAAAGCCACATTATCTGGTGCGACAGTTAGTTTTTTCACCCCAAATAACGTTTCTATATTCTTATCCTCAGCAAAAAAAGAGCTCTCAAAATCCAATTCTATATATAAAAGTCTTTTTGGAAAAATACACAAAACCAAACATAAAAACTTTAAAATTTCCGACAAAGACCTGCCGAGACTCTATAATTACTTTGAATCAATTCAGACGGCCATTATTTCTATGTATACTGCAATTGAGTCTTTTGCAAATATATGCATACCACATGATTATGTTTATGAAAAAAACAATGCCAAGGGAATCAAAGAATCCTATAGCAAAGAGCTAATTGAGCGATATATACCAACAAGTGAAAAAATAGATAAAATCCTACCGTCTATTTTAAATTGTGATTCACCTAAAGGTTCAAAACTATGGCAAGATTTTAAAAGCCTTGAGTCACTTAGAAATGACATAATTCACCCCAAGACAACAAAGAAAAACACAGAAACAAAAGAAGACTCATCTTTTTTATGCATTTTACTATCAGATGACTTTATAAAAAAAGTTTCCTGTGGATTTGATTTGGTATCTTATTTTTGCAAACAAGACACTACTCATAGTCTTTTCCCAATGGGTTTCGGTGAAATTGAACTTAAACCTGTCCCAATTAAAGCCGGTGACTTTGAAAAAGTTGATGATCATGATGAAATAGAATTACCATCATAACAAAAAAACACAAACCATAAAGACGGCCATAGGTGGTCTTTATGGTTTACAATAGACGCAGCCGTTATTAAATTTAAATCCAACAGCGTTAAAATAAACTAACAATATACGCATAATTAATCTTTCCATTTAAAACCATTACATAATGTTAAAGGATTAAATGTTACAGCCTCCTCAAGATGATCCGGGGAGAAATGTGCATACTTCATAGTTTCACGAATATTCGCATGACCGAGTATACGTTGCAGCACAAGAATATTCCCGCCATTCATCATAAAATGAGCGCCGAAGGTATGACGCAGAACGTGTGTCTTTTGCCCTTCCGTCAGTTCGATATCCGTTAGTTTGAGCATCTTTTTAAACTCCTGATAGCAAGGCTTAAACATCTTTCCCTGCCTTTCAGATAATTCGTCATACAACCATTTTGGGATCGGAACGGTTCGATTCTTTTTCCCTTTCGTTTTGGTGAAGGTCAGTTTATGTGGCGAGAGCTGGGGACGTGTCAACCTCTCAGCCTCACCCCATCTAGCACCTGTTGCAAGACAAATCTTAACAATCATGGTGAGGTCTTCTTTTCCGTATTGCTCGCATGCCTGAAACAATTTCGGAATTTGAGACAAAGTGAGCCAAGACATTTCTTTCTCGGCTTCCTTGAAAACACGGACTCCATCAAGTGGATTTGGTAAGCTCCACTCCCCTAGCCTTTTGAGCTCATTAAATACAGCCTCAAGATATTGTTGCTCACGATTGACAGTTATCGGTTTAGCAATCCATTTTGCCGGGTCTTTATGATAGCCATTATCTATCTCCCCCCGAAGTCGGCGGTCACGGTAATGAGCCCAATCTTTAGCAGTAAGGCGGGATGCAATAGGGTCGCCAAGTCCATTACACACGATTTGAAGTTTAGCTAACCGCGACTTACTGGCGACCAGTGCCTGTCCGTGTAAATTATGCCAAAGCTGGATAATCTCACTTAAGCGTCGGCGGTCTTCTTTCTTGCCGAGCCACGGCTTATCCTCACTCTCACTTTTCGTAAATGCTTCGAATGCCTCGGCCTCACCTTTGGTATTGAATTGCCGACGTATACGCCGCCCTTCTCGACCATTTGGATAGAGCTCGCATAACCATTTGCCATTTTTTTGCTTACTTACAGTCATAATGTCACCGAGGCAACTCTAATTATTCCCAAAGTGCTGTTGCAGCATCCATTACAGGATCCAAAGGAATTTTTACGCCTGCATACTCCGGGCTATCTTTCCAAACAGTATCAATATTGCTCCCCTCAAGCTTTCCAGACTTTACTCCATCAATCGCAAAACCATTTAATGGGTATCGGTCATCTGTTGCTTTGTCGTACACAAAGGCATATTTACCGTTGACACAAGACACCGTAGCTTTTTCAAAAGTTAACGGCCAATCCTCACCAAACTTAGCGCCATCTAAATCCTGTGTTTTTTCAGCGGCTGAGGCTCCAAAAGAAAGGGTAAGAAGCAGAGCTAAAAAGAGTTTACATTTCATAATGTCCCTTACACGTGTTTTTCCAATGTGAAAACTACAGCCCCGGCAGGAGTAATGTCTGTAATGTTGCATTCAAACTCAGCAGACTTATTTGACAACCTGACTTTTCCACCGGGCAAGCGAATTACATCAAAAACATCAAGAGCGCCGTCGATATCAATTAACCAGCGACCATTACTTATATTCGAAGCAGAACAGTCGACAAGCCAAGAGGCAGCTACACCGTCAACAAAAATCAATTCCCCTGAGTTAGAAGGAATCATTGAGGGGTCAGGATGCCACGTTCCTGCATCCTTAAGCTCACCAGATTCAAGACGAGATTTTTTAATAGAAAAACCAGATGTGACATCTTCCCTGTTAGCTCGCATTTGCCCCTTGCCTGTTGCTAACCATTCCAGTGACGTATCGGTATCAAGAGCGCATGTAACAACAACATCACCAGGGAAAAAATCTCGCCTTACCCATGTGCTAATTGTGCCAGAGGAAATGCCGAGCAAATCACCGAGCTCCTTTTGCATGGTAAAGCCATACGCATCAAGAATCCTACGCAAAACGGTTTTACCACCATTCGTCATAATCTCGTCATAAAGCTCTTTGCCTTTTAACTTGCAACTGGCTCGCTCGTGATTTGCATTTGCAAGTTCTCCATTTACAAGCCAATTGATATCAGCTCCCGTGTCAAGACAACACCTAACTATGACATTGCCAGGTATTGCATCACGCTGAACCCAGCCGCTAACGCTGTGTTTAGCGATACCTAGCAGGTCAGCCAAATCCTTTTGCATCTTGACCCCATAGGCTGACATTAAGCGTTCCAATACGCCGTTCGTTGCACTAACACGCCACTGAACATCAAGCTCAGAACTCATAAAAACCCCTACAGATAATTTTATGGGTGTTTACAGAAAACTTTTTACGATCTATAGTGGCATTCATCGACCAAGATGCACACCACTGCACTACATTTCAAACAACAGGAGATAATGCGATATGTCAGATGCAAAATCAATCTCGACGCACGACTCGCAAAACTCACAAAATCAAACTGTGCTGCTAGATCCAACACAGTTTGATGCCATCGTTACCGCCATGCTGCCAGCTCTACAGACAATGATTCGCTCCGCTATGTCAGACACGATGACTGTGAAAGACTTCGCCGCTACTCGCGGTGTTAGCGAGCGTCTGGTCTGGCAATGGCTCGATGAGGGAGTCCTTCTCAAAGCTCCGACCAAAGACTTTTCCAACAAAGAGGAAGCTGCTAAACGAAGCCGAACCCTCGTAAACGTAAAAGCATGGCGCGATAAGCTGACTCAACAAGCGATTGATTGTCGCTACATCGACCAGCGCACCGCTCTTAACTGAATTTGATTATGCAAGTTAGAGGGAATTTAACCATGTTTGATTTTCAGGTTTCCAAACATCCCCACTATGACGAAGCATGCCGCATTTTCGCACAGCGTCACAATATGGCGAAGCTGGCCGAGCGTGCAGGTATGAACGTTCAAACGTTACGTAACAAGCTCAACCCGGAACAGCCTCACCAGTTCACGCCGTCTGAATTGTGGCTGCTGACTGACCTGACCGAAGACTCAACCCTCATTGATGGTTTTTTAGCGCAGATTCACTGCCTACCATGCGTGCCGGTTAATGAGTTGGCTAAAGACAAATTGCAGTCTTATGTCATGCGCGCAATGCGTGAACTCGGCGAACTGGCGAGCGGCGCGGTATCTGATGAACGTCTGACCATTGCCCGTAAGCACAACATGATTGAAAGCGTTAACTCCGGCATTCGCATGTTGTCATTGTCGGCTCTGGCTCTGCATGCACGTCTGCAGACTAATCCAGCTATGTCGAGCGTGGTCGATACCATGAG